ATTGTTAAAGCATCTGTTCCAACAAGGAATACCTTGCCGCTATCATTGTAACTTAGTGTCTGAGATGCTGTAACTGTCTCGACATAATTGTCTTGCCATCCAGCACTCGCTCCTACTCTAGCCATTAGGGACCTCCTTAACCGCTAAACGGAGTTGCAGCAGTTCCATTGGTGCCAAATACATTACCATAAACTATCCAACCAGTAAGATACATAGCTCTTACATTAACTTCAGAGCCTAATAATCCACCAGTTGTAGTGGCGTTCATAGTTATAATGTTATTTGAACTGCCATTAGCTGCAAAACCATCATCCGCATCTACTTGATGAACTGCGAGAGAGCCTTGATAGTAATTACCAGCTGAGTCTGCTGAGGTTATAGTAATACTACCACCTGCATCATTAGCCATAATGAACTTGTATTCAATACCGTCTAAAGCTGCTGTAATAGTAGGGAGAACAATAGCGCAAGCATCAGAATCAGCAATATGAATAACTCCACCTTCTGAACCATCAAGAGTCACTCCAGCTGATATTTTTTTATACCCGCGACTAAGAGATACACTACTTAGGGCATCTCCATCTTTATTTTGTCCATACATTGGTATAGCCATTATCTACCTCCTTAAGACCAGTAAGCATGAGCTTCAGGCATTTGCCATTCCATCCCAGCTTCTGTTTGAATTAAGTCAACCCTTCGGTCAACACCACTATTCTCAAGAGTTTGAACACCAACGTATACTGCAGTATCACGATTCAAGCCGTTACCAACAAGAGGCCTGTATTTAACATGCTTCATGTTGATTGCGAGAATCTTCAACTGTGAACCGTCAAGATGAACATTACGAGCTACATTCATATCACCAAAAGGTGTAGAGATAACACTAATGTCAACTCCAAATACCTTTTTCTTGGATGTCAATGACATATCAGCACGGAAGTTAGAAGACACTTCAATGTTATTTGAGAAGTAACCACTTAGTTTGTGTAACCAATTATAAGTTGGTGTATCACACATGAACAATGTTGCATTTGCATTATTGTATCGTGGGTCTAAGAAATTACTCATGTCATCTAAGAAGTCGTCTTGAGTCTTACTTGCGTGTGTCAAGCTGAATACATTACCATAACTTGAAATGTAATCAACTGCACCTTGAGTATACCATTCGTCACCCGAGTCATACTGAGCTCCAAATAACAATGATGTCTCAATGTCCCATTTGTGTTCTACCAGCTTTTCTTTCCAAACACGAGCCCACTCATTAGATTCATACTTTAGAATGGTAGCACGAGTTGTGTTATCCATTGCCATTGCAGTCTTCCAAATTTGAGTGCGTCCATATCCAGTCGAGAAAGGTTGGTCTTTCCAAGTCTCTGGGTATCCAGAACCTTGTGAATGAGCACTACCTACTACATACACTTTAGAAGCTTCTAATCCTTGTGAAGTTGTAGTTCCAGCTAAAGATGTACTTGCTGTAGCATCTCCAACAGGAGTATTAACACCTAAAGGGCCTGCGTAATAGTCATCTCCAGCGTCTTTAGTTTTTACAACTTTACCTTTGATTACAGCTGCCTCACCATGAGTATGAGCTGTTGGAGGTGAAGTACTTTCATCTTGTAAGTCAACATCTAAGACCTGTATCAATGAATATGATTTTACATTACCAGCTGCACTATCAGACCAATTAATCTTCAAGATTTGACCTTCTAAAAAGAATTGAGGTTGAGTGCCATCATCTCCGAGAAGTGTATCATTGCTTGTTTGACCATAAACATTCTGGACATTACCATCTTTTTTATAGTCACAAGCTAGTTTTACATATACGATACTTCCTGCTGTTTCATGTTCATCATACTGTGTAGCATTTGTATTCTGCAAATCTTCTACCCAAGTTGAATTATCGGCAGAAAAAGCAGTAGCGAAAGAATATCGTTTATGATATGAAGGTCTCCGTTCTGTGAATTTAAATTCAGGGTCATCTGTTGATTTCTTAGCAACCTTTGAAAGAAAACGGAAGAAAGGGTCCTGAGCTATTTGTAGTTCAGATACTCTTTCTCCGAAGTTATACTTCCGTCTAAGGTCACCTGTAGAAAGCGATGATGACGCTGGACTTATACCAGAAGGAGACGAGGATTCTGTTAATCCTGATTCTAACTGAAATAAATCAGCCATATTTAACTCCTTGTTTTGTTAAGACACTTAGCTATTATTTAGCCAAATGCCGAGTCCAATTCGGAGTCAAGTCCTGCAATAGCATCAAATACTGAATCGTCTGGAGATTGTTCGACCTGAGTGCTTCCTGCTGTAGCTAATGAACGAGGCTGTGATTGCGCTTTGCGCATCTGATTAGCCATCTGTTCTCTAGTACTATCAGCTATATTAGCTTCTCTGTTCTGTCGATTCTTTAGATAATAAATATCTTCTAGTTCAAGTGATTTGGTTTTAGCAAAGTCAACAAATGTTGTCCACTCATCGTCTGTCATTTCATGTTTTTGACGAAAAGCTGTCTCTTTAGCTAACCTCTGGTTTTCAGTCTTCTGTGTTTGCAAAGTACTATTTAGTCTTCGCTGCACAATACCGTCTACCGTTGCACCTAGCACTTTCGCTGAATCGGAGTCAGGAGTGCTGAAAGCATCATCAGCATCGAATACAAAATCTTCAGGTAATGCCAGTTTTTCTGTCATTGTCTGAGGAGCTTGACCACCACCCTCAAAGTAATTCCGCACATGCTGAATTAAATTAGGGTCTTCTCTCATTGCATCGAGTATAGGCATATATGGTTCAATTTCTTTAAGCTGTCCGTTTAATCTTTTAGCTTCTCTACTTGAATCACTATACCTCTTTTGCAAAGCGTCTTCGCCTTGCTGCTGAACTTCACTAGGGCTCTGTGGTGTATTATCACCTTGTACTGAGGTTGTCTGTATAAGTTCGGGGTCGTCTTGAATACCACCATTAACGGATGTGTCTAATGCGCTAAAAAAGTCATCAGAGGCATCAACATCGAATGTGGTCTCTTGGACATTACTTTCAGGGGCCGTATTGGCGTTGCTTACTTGTTCTTGTTCCATTTGCTATCCTTTTTATTGTTCAAAATATAATAATGGTAAATAGTATGATACAACTACTCTTTACTTTCTTCATTTCCTAATTTTTTAGCCATTTGCAACTCAGCTTTTGCTTTATCAAATTCTGTTTTCATCATACCTCTGAGTAATTTTTGCTGAGCTTCTGTATCTAATACATCTTTACGAATTTCATTACCAGCATCTCCAATCTTCATCTTAATACCAGCTTGTACTAACTGACGCTCTAATGTTTCAATAGTTCCTTCTTTGTCTTTCAATGCTTCTTCCATAGATGACATTTGTTGTTGCATCTGTGAATACATTGATTTTCTTTCAACAATACTTTTCTTATTTCTAATGTCTGTTTCACCTATCATCGCAATATCATCTATTAATCCTGCTTGGAACCATCTGAAGTATTCTTCAAGAAGGGCCCATCTATTAACAGGCATTGTTGCTCCAGCTACAAGTCTCACATCAAACCTTGCATTAGCGTAATCTTTATACATACTGATTACTTTACCATAATCATTATAAATAGGAATATTAATTCTTGCTTCTTTTTCTTGGTCTGGTGTTTGACCAGCTTCAGGTTGTACAATTCTAAATACCTTTTCTACAGAATAATGATTTTGAGCCATCATCTGGAAACATTTACCAAGATGTTCAAGAGCAGGTTCTACTATAGAACCCATCCATGCTTTTAATCTACGAGTACCAAACTCATCATTTGCGAGTAATCCTCTATATGTCTCAGGTTGTTCTTGAGTAAAACCCATCATTGCTGAAGGAACACCTGCTATATATTCAGCATCAGATTTACCTTGTTGTACTACAGTAAAGAAAGCATTATTAATAGGAGCTGGTAATATAGGAGTTGGTGCTGCGAACCCTTGTCTGTATTTCAATAATGCACCGGGTGCTGATGAATATCGTTCCCATTCTTCTTCAGGGACAGAACCTTCTTCATACATCCATCTCAAGTTAGAAGCTAAGTTAGCATTATGTAACATGATTTGATGAGCTTTATTAATTTCTTGTTGCTTACCAATCATAGGAGTTACAGCACTCATAGGATACGGAGTTCCTGTATACATATAAGGAATAGGAATAATAGGATACTCCATAATCTCTAATATTCTCTCATATAAGAAAACATCGTCACCTACTGTACAAGTAAGATGCACTCTGTTCTCATAAAATGGAATTGCATCTACAATACCTTCACTTTCTTGTAAAATCTTATAATTAGCTTCTGTCATTATTTGCTGGTCAATGATAGTTGCTTTATCTTGAGCCTCTGACATCAACTGCATTCTCTGTTCTTCCAGAGCTTGAGCAGCCATCTTATGAGCTCTTTCTAATTCTAATTTACCTCTTTCAGGAATAATCTCACCAGCTTGTACGGCTTGTTCTATTTGCATTTGTTTTTCTATAAGACCAACTTCTATCTCTTTTTGGAAATCAGTTAGTTTCTCTTCAACTTCCATTCTTATAGTTTCCATCTGCTCTTCAGAAGGCTTTACTCTTATAAAAACATTTCGATAAGCATGCTTTACTTTAGTATATGTTTCATAGTATGGGATTATATCATCATCTTCTCCATCAGGCTTAATACCCATTGTAATATCTTCACTTTGTATATTAGCTGATAAATCAATATCTCTTTGTGAATATGAAACTACTTCAGAAGCAGCAGCTGCTTTTTTAATCTTTGTCTTAAACTCAGGGAACATATTTATTAACTGAGTTCTTGTAAGATTCTTCCTAACTGTAATAAAAGAAGCATCTCTAAATAAGAAATCTCTACTAGAAGGGTCTACATAAACATCATAAGGGTCAACTCTACTGAATATAA